GCAACGCTTAAGCATTGAGCGCGCAACGCCTAAATTAACCGGGCGGAATGGACTAAAAGTCTTATAGTCATTGTCTGAATAGCCGATATACGCAGTGTCGTTTACCTTATCCGCAATGACTTCTATGCTGGGAAAAAACTTCATTTTGTTCGAACCGAAGTCGCCCGCATTGGTGCGCAAGAATCCGTAGATGAACAGCCCATTATCGCTTGATACACCTTGCTGCATGGCATAAGTACGCCCATCCGCTGCACCGAGCAGGTAATCCAGATTGTTCGCGTAGGCATAGAAAGCTTGGTTAAAAGCATTCTGAATATATGGAGTAACTGTCAATTGCCCCAGTCCTAACTGCTGCCCCGAACCGGTACTTTCGTTGTTGATGGTGAAGGTATCAATTGTGTTCGCGTTTATACCTCCAGATAGCCTCGTTGCCCCCACTGCATAGCTCAGTGTATTAGCATCGATGATCGTAGGAATGAAAGTCCCTAAATATTGTTGTGATGAATTCGAACTCGTTACTAGAATCACAGCACCATTGGACAACCCGTGGTTAGGCACGGTAAGGGTGAGGATACTACCGTTCAGCGAAGCGGATACTACCGTTAAAGGTGTACCTAGCGCCGTGCTAGACCAACGCGCCCACATTCCTGTTGTAGAGTCATAAACCAATGTTACGTTGCTAGCGATCAGCGTGAGAACATAGAAAGCATGCCCGTTTATCTCGATGTAATACGCGTATACGCTGGTAAGCGGATCTGCGTTCAAGACCTTATCGATGAACTGATCCGAAATAGCTTGCGGCATCAATCCGTTCATCATATAAACGCGCCGCCCTTTTTGGTGCGTCTGCCCTATCCAAAATATAGTGTTCTCAGTCACTACGACCGAAGTACCGATGGCGCAACCAACATTAGCCGCTGCGGCAAGGTTCGGCAGAAGCGGGGAACCTGGTGGTGTATTGCCTGCATTGTAGAAAAACGAACACGAAAACTTACCAAACGAGACTACGTAGGCATACAGGCGCGCTACGGCGGCGCCCGGATCTGATGAGGCGCTACCACTAATGAAATTCAGCGCGTTCCAAGTAGCCGGCGTGTTAAGGTTCGAATTCCATAGAAGGCCATTCGGATCTTCGACGAAAACGTACCCATCAAGGTATGCTACCCCAGGCACGGTTATAGCAGGATAATTCGCATCAGTTACGTGCGTGAGTAAAGTACCGTTCCAAGTATACGCAGCGGCGTTGTTCTTAAGAAACACTGCCGTACCACCTTGCCCAGTCAGAGTGAACTGATAAGGGCTGGTCGCGTTAACTGTACCTTGCGAAACGCCGTCTACATAAAAAGTTGTACCGACGATGGATAGTAAATGCGTACCAAAAGCAAAAAAGCCAAGCGCGGCTCCCGCTGTCACGCTAGACGAAAGCTGGACGCCGAAACGGCGTTCGCAAATCATTTGCCCATTGCTATTCTTCGATGCGTAATAGTTGTACAAAATCGCATCGTAATTCATTGTCGAATCACGAGTAGAAATGGTCTGCGCAAGGGGAATACGCGGCGCTTCAGCCATGACGTGAGTACCCGCGACGATCTGGCGTGAAGAACGTAGGCGCCTCTTCTTGATCCCAATTCAGCATCTCTTCAAGGTACATAGCAGCGCGCTTTTCAACTCGGTTAGCAACTGGTTCAGGAATGTAATATTCCGGCAACAATTCCGCAGCAAGGCCCCACTTGATAGCATTCTGCCACTCAATCGGAAAGTCGAAACTGTCCGTCGAGTTAATCACGTCGGCGATAGGCCGTTGGCACGTCAAGATGACGATATTCGGATTAGCATCTGGTGCCAGATACAGACTCAATACGCCATTGTTCAATTGCGGGTCGTAGTAATACGAATTCGGTGTGCCTTGGTTAGTCTTCTGCCCAAGTTGGTCGTACTCCTGGCGCGAAAGCTGGATCAAAGGCACTTGCAGAGGAAAGTTACCGGCGTTGTTGGCGTACTGAAGCCGCGCCATCGGGATACGCAGTACTCGGTATGCTTGCAGCCCAACAGTAGGTGATCCAGGTCCAATCAGATATTGAACTTGACCTTGCACCACCGTAAAAGATAGGTCCGTAACGCACCAGAGCGGGTAATTCTTGCTCATCCAGTACTTGATCATCAGATTCAACGCCTCCGCCGCGTGCTGCAAATCATTTTGGGGCGGAGGAGTATCGTCGTTAAACTGCCCGATCAAGCGGAAAGCCGCTTGAATCATCGTCTGTTGGTTGACCGCGTAGGTATACGTTGCCATATGCTATCTCACCCGGCGAGCTTGGATATAGCCAGCCGCCGTCGTGCTGCCTGTCGTTTGGCAAGTACCTACCAAATATACTGTTGTAGTAGCTGCTAGACTCATTCGCATCTTAGGCGCCGCCACGCTAAAATACGCGCCCGCACTTGATAGAACATTTGGGTTAAAAGATCCCCTAAAGGGCGCGACTTGCCCTACAGCTGAAGTAGTGCTCACACTCGATATTAACAATCCAAGTTGAGTTACACCATTCGCCACGTATTCAATGTTGCCGTCCACATCCCAATCACCAGCGGTAAGAGATATGCTAGTTATATTTTGGGATACAAGTGATGTAGTGATTTGTTCCCCAGTGATACTAGCGGTAATGAACTCCCCTACGCTCCCAGCATTCGCGTTATTGTTCGTTGTAGTACCAATAATTCCCATCGTTTGTGAGGGAGTAAGCGGGACTGTGGTGAAATTACCTTCAGTCGCGTTTTGAAATCCGGTAAGCTCAAGCGCTGTCGCTCTTTGAGAAACTATATCGTTAGCATTCCATGAACGTGCGGTGGTTCCTTCCTGCGCACGAACTATGGAAAAAATATTTCCGGAAACTGCTGTTACGGATACGATTTCGATAAGCGTTTGCGTTGCAGCGTCGGTGATCGTAGCTTGAAACGTATCCGGCGCGGATGGATTCGGGAATAAGACAGCCTGACCCACATTTAGTGTGAGCGTAGCTGAGCTGTTTGTAATCGGAGCTGCGAGTGTTCCCGCTGCATTATTCGCAAAGAGATACGTCATAACTTATCTAACCCTCCGTGCCGAAACAGTCGCCGATGCCGACATAGTGCTCGTAGCGAAAGTTGATAAAGCTATGATATATATGGTTGTCGTGCTGGCTATGCTAACCCGCATAAAAGGAGGTAAAGATGTGTACGATCCAGAGCCAGTGATAATTGTAGTAGCGCTAGTAAATGTGGTTCTCCCCGGCAGTGCGGGGATAGTAGCTGATACCAAACTAATTCCCGAAGCCATCTGCGTAGCGGTAGTTCCCGATGCTAATGTAAATTCTACTACACCAAAAACATCCCAATCGCCCGCTGTAAGAGATATAGTGGTTATATTCGTCTGCGTACCGCTCGATATGCTCGTACCGGTTACTGTCGAGGTAACGTATTCGCCAACACTTCCGGCGTTGGCATTATTATTTGTTGTCGTGCCAACAATACCCGCTGTTTGCGATGGGGTAATCGTGCTAGTAGCGCTAAGCGTGGTGAAGGCGCCCGTATTCGGCGTGGTATTGCCAATCGGGGGCGGGGAGGCGAAAGTGCTTAAGCCAACGGCGCCAATGCCCGCAGGCGTATCCGCTAACCATACATCATGTTCGCCATCTGTTGCTAACACAACAGAAGTAGAGTTGTTCGAACCTTGCGGTAAGAGTACCCCGCTGCCAACCGTGCCGCCCGCACCATTGCTCAACTTGACCGTTACCGTGAAAGCACCAGTCGTATTGTTTACAAAAACGGGCCGGCGGGAATGGTCATTATAATTCCCCGCCGACAGAATATAAGTAACGTTGCTTGTTAGCGCGCCAGTGAGCACGATCATGCGCTCACCAGGAGGAATTTCTGCCCCGCTGACTTGCAAACTGGTCGTATAACCCGTACCGCCATAGATAATCTGCGTAGTGGTTACAGATCCGCCGGCGCCGATTGCTGTAACAACGATGCGCGCGTCGAAATTCCCACCATTAAGAACTACGGTGTCTCCTACAGCGTAACCGTTTCCGAGAACGGCAATTGTTAGAATACCAGTAACAACGCCGCCGGACG